TAAAAAATGCTTTAAGTGCAGCTTTCTTACCAGCACCTCTGTTAATTTGTTTTATAACTTGTCTGGATTGTCTACCAAAATATAAACTTGTATATCTATCAATAGCTCCTATATTTGTTTTAGGTAATGCACCTCTAGCTTTAGGAACAATATTTCTAGCATAAGATAAAACACCAATACGTTGAGCTGATGGCATTAATGAACCAGTTGTTGCAGTTTTACTAAACCTTTTAAATGTGTTCATTGTTGCTTGTATATCGTAAGGTAAAGAAACTAAACCAGCCAATGGAACACCAAGCATACGCAACGTAGACATGTTGTAACCTATTGCGTATCTTAAGTCGGAACCTCTAAGATTTTTAAGAGATTTAAATAAACCTACTCTTCCAGGTCCTGCAAATAATGCAGGTCTTGGAATAGCCATTAGTCAAATAAGTGTGCTGAAGCTACTACACCAATTATATTTCCTGACCTGTTTTTAGATTTTCTAATAGAATCAATCTCATAATAAATATTTGAATCAGAAGAGCTCTGAAATCTATCATTTGCTTTTACGTCTACATTTCCATGAAAGTAAATTGTAAAATTTTCAAGTACTGTATTTCTGTCTCCTTTGGCTTCTGTTGTACCAGCTGAATCTATTTTACAAGTAACCCCATTTAAATGAGATTGCCATGACTGACTTTCTATTCCACGTTCATCAACAGTAGTATCTGAAATTCTTTGAACGTTTATAGTGTCTCTAAATAATCTTTTATGTAGTTGACCTGCCATGATTTTAGATTAACAGGAGAAACGAAAATTATTGTGTTTTGAGTTTTAATGCTCTTTTAGCTCTTCTACTTTTAGACTTACAATTTTTACAAAAATGAGATTTTGAATCAAAACTTCCTAGTGATAAATCTTTTCTACACATCAAACAAGTTCTTTTACTAGGAGTTTCTTTTTTATTACTTTTTATACTCTCAATACAATTTATACAAAACTTGTTATAACCATCTTGATATTTTTGTGTCCTACTAAAATTATCTATAGATTTTATTTCTTTACACAATGAACATTTTTTTTCATTCGGGTCAAGTCTTTTAGCTTTTGCAGTAGCTTGTGCTTCTTGTATTCTTTTTGCAACATCTATATCATCTCTCATCCATGTGTGAAAAGCATCTCTTCCTATAGGTAAGTCTTCAAATGTTTTAAGGTTAGTTAGTGATGAAATGTTATTTTCTATAAGATATGCTACTTTTTCAACAATTTCATAATCTACACTAAATACAGCACCAAGTCCACATTCATGCCGTATTTGTCGTACTCTTTCTGAAGATATACCCCATTCATCAGCGAATTGAGATAAAGTTTTATTAGGCTCTTTTAAAAATAAAGCTTTTGCTTCTTCTAACGTAGGTGCTTTTCTATTAGGCATAGCCTAATTATATCTTATAAAAAGAAAGTTTTTCTATATTTACCTAAAATTTGTAGGTCAGCACCAGCTAATAAAGTTACTGAATTCATACCTATATTTCCAACATAACTTATTGAATAATCTCCTAGAGATTCTGAGTCTGCTGCTGTGAAATTTGAAACTTGGGAAGATGATTGTGCTACTATTTCACCAGCTTCTTGTTGTGCTGATAATACTAATTGTGACTCTAGTAACCTAGCTGAAGCTCTAGCACTTACATATTTAAATGCATTAGGTAGTGTTCTACCTTGTCCTCCACCTGTATCATATCCAGCAGTATAAGTAACTGTTATATTATCTGGATAAGCAAAAGACCATCTACTACCTATTCTTCTAATACGTCCATTCTCATACCATAAATAATCTTCTTGATTTCCGTATGTAAGAGTAGTTCCGTCTTCAACTACAGATGTAACACTAAGTACTGGTCTTTGTTCTAAAAATAGTTCTTTAGTTTGATTACCTGAGAATGTTTCTGTATGAGTAGCATAATCTACGTCATAGCCAACATACTCTCTAATAGCGTCATCTATTAAAGGTATTATATTATCAGTTAAATGTGTTTCTAAATCAGAATGAAAATCAATTAATGCAAATGTTTCAACATCTGCAGCAGTTGAGAAAGCCATTTAGACCTCCTATTCTTCTGAGTCGAAATCTTTAACTTCTTCTACCTTAGCGGATTTATCTTCAACTGGTTTTTGAGCTTTCTTTTTTGCTGGAGCTGCTTTCTTGGAAGATTCTTTCTTCTTAGGAGCATCTAAAGCACCTTGCTCTTTCAACCACTCGGTTGGATATTCCTTTCCAGCTTTAGCTATTAAATCAGCATTACTCACTGGTAAATCTGCAGGAACACCTTTCCAGATTTTTCCGTCAGGTAGTTTATATATGTTTTGTTCTGGTATTGTATACATAATGTTATCCTAACTTACTTACCACGTTTTTTAGGTTTTTTAGGACCTTTCTTTGGTTTATTATGGTAAGACAATTATCTTCTCCTAGGCTTACGAATGCGTCCACCACGCTTCATTGGTCTGACTCTACCACCCATCTTCATCCTACCAGGTCTTCCGTATGATTTTGGTCTACCTCTAGGCATCTAAAAATTCCTCTTCTTCAGGTTCTTCTTCAGGTTCAGATTTAGTTTTCATAAACTGTTTTAATGTTTCTTCTGCTTTTTTAAAAAATTCTTTATCTCTAACAATTCCGCCATATTGTTGTATTTGATTTTTAACGTCTTCTGGATTCATTTTTTCTCCTAGTCTTCTGAGGGGTGCTTACGAAACCACCCCTCTAGAAAACAAATTAGTCCTATATGTTTGTTATAGAACAGAATGCTGTTGGGCGATATACTACAAAGCCAAGACGCATAGTTAATCTAATTGCCAATTGGTTCTTTGCGAAGAAATCGCTATGGCTGTCGGAAACAGCTAGGTCAACGCCTTCTCTCATTACTACTTGAGCTGCGTCACCACCACCAAACTTACCAACTAAAGCTGTACCTTCAGCAATAACTGTTGAAGGAACTACTCTAAGACCCCAAATTCTTGGAGTCACATCAGCACCAAATCCGCCTGCTACAACGAAAAGAGGATTCTTAGCAGCATAACCTGCTGAATCTGTTCCTGCAAAATCGTTGACAGCTGTTACAATTTGATACCAGTCAGATGGATGCATTACGATAGAATCTGCTTCTACGAAAGCATCTTTTCTGATTTCTGTGATTGCTTGATAAATTTGTCCTAACTTACCAAGTTCCCCACCATATGGGTCACCTGTGTAATCGAATGTATTGATACCTGATTTGTTCAATACACCTGTTAGGTTTGGAGCTGTACCGTTACCATTAATTAATTGATTATCCAAGTTCAATCTCATCATTGTTTGTAAACGTGAGTTGACATATCCTTGAATACCAGAGACGTCAGCTAACAACTCGTCAGTTACAGGTAAGAATGTAGCCATCTTTCTGATGGATTCTGTTCTTTCTGTAAATGCAAGTGCTGATTCGTTTGCAGAGGAGATATCTCCTGATTCTGCAATAGAACCTGCATTGTTAGTGAAAGTTGTCTCTTCTAAGTAAACCCAAGCGTTTTGTTGTGTTTGAATTTGGTCAAACAAACCGATAACGCTATCTGGATTACGAAGAGCGGTCTCTAGGATTCCTGGAGCTCTTAAGCTCTCAGGTGGATAACCAGTTGTATTTAAAGTTGTTTTGAATTCTGCTTGAGAATCTACACCTTTAACGCCATTTTCCAAGTATGCATTATATGCTTTTGATTCAGCAAATTGTTGTCCAATAGATTTTGGACCATTTTGTGATTCAGGCATAGCATTTGGAATAGCATTGACAGGTGCTTCTGCAGCAACTTCCATTGCTTTCTCATTACGAGCTTTTGATTCTTCGATTTTTAAATCTTCAACAAGTTCTGCAAGTTCAGAGTTGAGGCCTTTGATTTTCTCTTTGGCTTCAGGTGTGTACTTGCCGTCTTCTGAAGGAACGAAAGCTTCTTTAAGCTCTTCACGAGATTTAGCTATTTGCTCTTTGAGCTCTTTAACTTTACTCATTATTGGTTACTTCTCCTATATATTTGGTTTATATTTTAGAGGACAGGCTCGTCCTCTTCTGTTATGTCAATATCCACTGTGTCAGCTAATAATTGCTGACCTTCTGACCACTCGGCATCAAAATCATCGTCAAAGGATTCACTGTTATCATCTGCAACGGCTTCAGGTAATTCAACTTCAGGTTCCTCTGAAGATTCTACCTCTTCTACAGCCTCAACGTCATCAGATGGGTCTTCATCTTCAATGTCGTCTTCAACAGGTTGTTGTTCTTCTACTTCTAACTCCAAAGCACCTTCAGTTCCAACGTTTTCGATAAATTGGTCTAATTCGACCCATGCATCATTTAAATCGTCTTGTACTGCTCTTAGCGCTTCAGTTGCTTTTACTCCGAGGCTTCTTCCATCTTTAGCACGCAACATCGCAATGGCGGTAGCTCGTACCATCAAGTCGTTCAATGCAGCAAGCACATCTTTGACTTGTTCTGAGAAAGTTTGACTTTTCTCGGACACCTCTATTTCTTCTTCAGAATCTTGTGCATCTATCAATTCTTTTAGATAAACCGCAGGGTTTTCTAACATTTTTGCACAATGTTCACAAGTTTCAGCATTTGCATTGTGTGCAACTACTGGCTCTTCAGAAGATTCAGATTCTTCTTCTTTTTCAAAAGATTCAGAACCTAAAACATTTTTAACTTCATCTTCAACTAAATCTTCTAGTAATTCTTTATTGGATTTAATTGCCATAGTATAAGTCTCTTGGTTTGCACCAACTAATACTGGTGAAACTTCAAAGACTGTTAAATCTTTTAAATATCTTGCGTCAACTTCTTCATCTGAATTAGCACTTTTAAAAGGTGCTCTTTCAGCATCATTGACTCTATAACCGAATGACCATTGTTGCATGTCACCCATGTTTTTTACTATTTTATAAGCTTCTTGTCCAGAATCAGTATCTAAGAAAAACTGACCATTAAAGGTAGCTTTTCCTTCGTCTTCTTCAATTCTTCCTTTACCAATTGGCATGTCCCATTTATGAGCCCATACCATAGGGACATCACCAGATTTAAAACCTGATTTGATTGAACCTGGGAGAACAACATCTCCATCGGAATCTAGACTATTGAATACTGAAAATACGGCAGAAACTTTACCTTCGGCATCGTCCTTCAATTCGAAGTCGATTGCCTTTACTTCTTTTTCAGACATAGCTATTAATATCTCCTCTGTTAACAGATTTATTAAAAGGTACGCTATATAGTAATTTTTGCAGAAGCTTTTAAAAAGAGTGGTATTTTATTCGTCTTTTATATCTTTTATAACTGTGAGTTTTGAAACTGGCATTGTTACTTTTCTGTCAGTCTTTTTGTGTTTTCCGTCTTCCATTATTGCATAGACTTGCATAGTGGCTTCTCCGTCACTTACTGATGTGACTACTCCATGAACAGTTGAGGGTGGGTCTGGGTCCTTGTTTATAGACCAACTAACAGATTGTCCTACTCCAACACTAGCTGCTTTCTCTCCACTCTTATTAGATGAGAGAGGGTGGGAAGAAGGTAGTAAGTCTTGGTCATAAGGCTTTCTCTTAAATCGTCCAGTACGCAAAGCGTGTAAGAACCCATTTACTCTGGCTATTCCCCATTGGTCAGCTGAAGTAACATTACCTCTAACTGAAGAAGGATTAGTCTTGTAAGCACCGACACCTCTATTAAAAACTGCGACCAAAGTTCTGGTATTTGTTCTATGCTTTGGATTTTTAGCATTATGATTTTTTGTCTTTTCAGAAAGTATTTTTCTTACTCTTGAAGAGACGGATTTTAAA